GGTGTTGTACCCGTTCCATTGTTTGGCTTGGTTCATAGCTTTGATGAGGCTGCAGACTGCTTTGTCGTCACCAGTGGCCACAGACACCTCTAGACGGTGCTGGAGCATCGCTAGGACGCTGTTGGTGTTGATTGGTTCGGAAGACTCCTCCAGGCTTGGTCCATCGTCACTCAACTCAATCTCAGCTTGAGCGGCTGTGATGTCGTTATATGCGGTGGAACGTGAGACGCAAAATTTTGCGCTAACCATTGTGGCGACTGAAGCGGTACGGATACCGCGTTCGAGCATTGCTCTTGTGTAACTGAGGCGGGCTTGGACTTCCTGTTGGGTTGACATTAAACAGCTTGGTAGGTTGATTCGATTGCATCAGTTTTCATGCGTCTGCATAGGTTGAACAGAACTTTCAAGGGTTCGGAACTTTTTCGCTTTCCTTTATTTGCTGTGCTGATAACATATTTGAAAGTCGATGATTCAATAACGTATTGATCATCTTCGATCCAGATTTGCGGCAGTCGTTTGGTGTAAACAGGTAGGTTAGACATTGGGAAAGTTAGACAAGTTGGATAAGTTGGACGAATTGGTTATTTGAGGTTGGGATTGAGTTCTGCTGGTGTTGGAACGGATGGCAGGGATTCGCGCCAAAGCTCCTCAGCTATGAGATCTTCCAATTTGGAACGGTCGTATTCGTCAAGCTCCATGGCTTCGATGTCGTCGTCTGATGGCGGCCAAGCTGGCTCAAGCTCGCTAGGGAACATGAAGTCGTCAGAGTTGTTCATTAGTTAAAACCTGATGTGTTTTGGTGCGGACCGGTGATGTACCAGGAGCAAACGGAACCAGGGATCCCGCGTTCGGCTAGTGTCTGATTCCAGCCGTCGGCTAGTTCGTCAGCGTCTTGCTGGGACGTTGAGAGCTGATACACGACTTGATGGCCGTGAGCCTCGGTGTATTGGCAAAGATGAAAGACGTGTGTCTGTTGCTTTGGTTGGTTCATGTTGGTTTGTGTTTCCACTCCCCTAGTATTGCACCAATATCAGCCAGCCGTCAACAACAGCGCATAAAAAAAGACCCCTAGATGGGGTCTGGTGGTTGTTGGCTTAGATCGCTTGCCATTGGTTAATGCCCCAGGAGTAGTGGTCGATTTGATTCCACACCCGGTCGCTCTTCGTTGTGTTGGTACGTTTCCGAGCCAGCATTTTTTCGCCTCGTTTGGAGTACAGAACCGAGGCGCCGATCAGGTGACAAGCCAAAGCGTTAACCCGGCTGAAGGTGGTGCGGCTGTGCCATAGGTAGCCGTTTGAATAGATACTAAAAAGGAAGCACTGACCAGAAGCCGACCACGTCACAGACGCGATCTGGTTTCCGTGTAGGTCAATTGAAACGGCCCCATTGTTGTTGGTTGAAACTTCAGTGTTCGCGCCAATGCGTTTGTACTGATTCGGTTGGCCTAGCAACTGACGGACGGCACCGATCATTTCCTGCTCAATCTTTCGCATGGTGTTGTTTGGTGTTGTTGGTACGGATGAAAAAAGGCCAGCCATTCAGGCCGGCCATTCATGACGGTTATTCGGCTGTGTAGCCGTCAAACCATACGCCAGCCTCACGAGTATCGGGACGGCGGCAGTGTGCCTGTGCCTCGTCAAGCGTTAAACCGCGCTTGATGGTGCGGTCTGACTTGTTAAGGCTTGGGTTGAACGACCGAACGATCTTGAAGGTTTCCATGATGTGGTTGATTGGTTGATCTTTAGAATACTACAGCAAAAAGAAAGCCCAGCGCGTGGCCGGGCTCCTTGCTTTACCTTCCGTAAACAGTGAGAAGGCATTCCGCCTTTTCTGCATTGGAACGTAAGCACCGTTGCATCGCCTGCTCATTCTCAACGTTAAAGACGACAGCGCCAAACGTTAAGACCAGCAGGAACGCCGAAAGCGTGGCACCTAAGCGCCATGCATCCAGCGTGGTTTCGTCGATCATTCGTTGAGCCATGGTGATTTGGTGCGGTTGATTTGAAAGGAATAAAAGAAGGGGGCAAAGCCCCCTTACTATCAGACACATTCGACTGCAGACTTTAGACACTGTTCAGCAAATTGCTGAAGTGTTTCGCCGCGCTCAAATGTAATTTTTAAGTCTGATGTTAAACCTTCGTAATCATCAGCCGCTGTAACGTAGAAATCCCAAATGATTTCCCACGCACATTTTTCACTTAAATTTGAGTTTTTCATGGTCCGGTGATTGGGTGGTTTTGGGTAGGTTTTCCTGCACACAGTGGGAGCGAGCTGGTGAAGCTCACCGGCTGCAAGGTCGCAGTCGTGAAGCCGACAGGATCGCCCAGGCTGCGCAGGATTGGAGCCGATCGGCTCCCAAGTTGTCAAGGTCTTGAGGATGTAGAGTCCTCTTGTTTATTATCCTAGTCGGTAACGCGACGGATTGCGACTGCGTCGGCTGGAAATAATTATATCTTAATATTTTAGTATGTTACAGCTTAGCTAGTCCGCATGTACTACCTAGTACCTACTGGTCTGTGTGTACTACTGGGGGCAGGGTTGCAGCCGCCAGGTCGCATGGGGTAACTCATATACCCCAAACATATATCCGCCGAACAGTTCTATTGTGCTAAAAAAGGCCCCCATGATTAATGGAGGCCGGGGGGTGGGGGTTGAGTTTTGGGACGTTATCAGTCGTCCTTGCCCTGAATTTTGATAGTCAAATCAGGTGCCTGGATGTTGACGGTCTCAGTGGACTCACCAATGACCCGCCCAATTGAATCCAGCACTTGACTTGCGGTCTGCAGTTGCCCCTTCTTGATCGCTTGATTAAATAGTTTGGTACGCATGTGTTGAAGTCGCGCCAACATATTTTCGCGGTCAGACTTCCAGTCTTCATCAACGAGAAGCTTTACTTCTGCCCAATCGCGCCAAGCGGTATTGATGCTGACCTGTTCCCGCTCAACATGCTCATAAACAAGTGCCCTAGCGGACAAACCCTCTAACTGCCGACGATATAAACGCCGCACACGATCTTCTTTTGCATTTGTGGTACGGCGTTCGTCTTGAGTCATGCTTGATACGACCTTTTCCAAGATCTTAACTGGTAGAAAGGCTTCTAGCCCCTATTGAGGGGGGCAGGGGTCAAGAATCTGTGTAATGTGGCATTTATGAGTCAAAAAACCGCACCAATAGAGCTTCGATGGGCTCAAGGCCAAGTATTTTCGTGCGAAAAACGCTTCAGAGTTTTAGTAGCAGGTCGTCGTTTCGGCAAATCGTACTTATCTTGCGTTGAATTGGTGCGTGGAGCGATCAATCGACCTGGGGAGACATTTTTTTATTGTGCGCCAACTTATCGGATGGCAAAGGATATTGCATGGCGAGCATTAAAGAAGCTTGTACCGAAGGTATGGATCCAGAGTAAGAACGAGACTGACTTACGGATCGAATTGATCAATGGATCCACGATCGAGTTAAAGGGAACAGAGAATGCAATGGCGCTAAGGGGCCGCAGTTTATCTGGGGTGGTATTAGATGAGGCTGCTTTTATGGATCCAGAGGTGTGGTTTGAGGTAATTCGACCTGCTTTAGCAGATAAGGAGGGTTGGGCATTATTTATTTCAACACCAGACGGAACAGCTAGTTGGTTTTATGACTTGTGGTGTTATGTGGAGGAAGACCCTACGAGGGAATGGGAGCGATGGAGTTATACGACAATTGACGGCGGCAACGTCAGTAAGCATGAGGTCGAGGCAGCTAGAGCACAACTTGATGCTCGAACGTTTCGGCAAGAATTCGAGGCAAGTTTCGAGAATTTAAGCGGTCTTGTAGCAGTCAGCTTTAGTGATGAGAACATCTCTCAAGAGGCTAAGGATATAAGTATCCAGCCATTGCTTTTAGGGGTTGACTTTAACGTTGATCCGATGAGTGGTATTTGCGCGGTCAAGGATGGCGAGACGTTATATGTATTTGACGAGATTATGTTGACTGGCGGTGCAACAACCTGGGATTTTGCCGAGGAAGTTACACGTAGATACGGTGTGGATCGAAGAATTATTGCGTGTCCAGACCCTACGGGCGGAGCAAGAAAGACAAGTGGAATTGGAGTAACGGACCATGCAATTTTGCGTCGCAGTGGATTTACGGTTCAATCACCACGGGGAGCATGGAAGATCCGGGACAAGATCACAGCAGTCAATACTGCATTAATGGATGCATCTGGGACGCGAAGGACGGTGGTACATCCGAGGTGTAAGAACCTGATTAAGTCGTTGCGAACACTGACTTATGCACCTGGGACAGGGCTACCAAATAAGAATTTAGGAGTTGACCACGCCTTTGATGCGTTCGGTTATTTAGTTTTACAACAATTTAATTTGGCAAAACCGGAGACGATGGGCGCTACGTCTTATCGGTTGTATTGAGGTTGTTATTGGACGTGTTGCCAAGACCGTCCAACGATTGCTTTATATGCAGTTGATTGCGCTACATCAAAGGCAAGAGCACAGTCAAATGAGCTAGCGCCACCAGCGGCAAATTCACGCATTTCACGCACGGTATCTTCTGTGAGTTTTGAATTTTGCTGGTCTTCGCCCTTGCGATAAAGAACTTGCTTCCTTTGTGCGATCTCTTCAGGGCCTTGGGTGGTCACAAACTTGTGGTCACAGGCGGTGCATTTCCTGTAACGACGGATTTCTTCTGGCTTTTTCTTGTTGATGGAGATGACGCGGCTGCTGCTCCCGCATTTTGGGCACTTCAAGACTGTTGTTGATTGGCACGAAGGGCTAGACTAGGCCAAAGTCAGCCCTCGTCATGCCCCAAGGTCGCGGAACTTATGGAAGCAAGAAGGGGCGTCCTGCTAAGAAGAAAAAAGGGCTGTACGCAAATATTGCAGCTAAAAAGAAGCGAATTGCGGCTGGATCTGGCGAAAAGATGAGAAAAGCGGGTGATCCTGGCGCACCAACCGCAAAAGACTTCAAAAAAGCTGCTAAGACCGCTAAAAAGCAGCCCAAAAAAGGCAAAAAGTAATTAATAATGGCCAAGAAAGACCCGCGATTTGAGCGTTACGGCGTAAGCGGTTTTAACAAACCTAAAAGAACTTCAGATCACCCTGAAAAAAGTCATGTTGTTTTAGCAAAAGAAGGCGACAAAGTAAAACTTATTCGTTTTGGCGAGCAAGGTGCAAAGACTGCGGGTAAGCCAAAAGCAGGGGAAAGCCAAGCAATGAAAGACAAAAGAGCTAGCTTTAAGGCAAGGCACGCCAAAAACATCGCAAAAGGCAAAATGAGTGCCGCATATTGGGCTAACAAGGTAAAATGGTGACATGACTTATTCCGTTCCCGGCTCAGTCAGGACACATCTTGTCAGCTCTTCCTATTTAGGATCAGTTGACAGCCCATTTGTTCGCACCCGAGCGGTGATCGATCAAATGAAGGGCTGGGAGATCATGAAAGCCGTGGTGTCCGGCACCGAGTATTTACGTGATAACAGCGAAGCATTCCTACCGTTAGAGCCCCGCGAAGACTATTCCGCATACCTAGCGCGTGTAAATCGTGCTGTCTTCACGCCTTATACCCAACGTTTGATTCGAGCGGCAGCAGGCTTGATTCTGCGTAAACCAATCAATATTGTTGGCGATCCATATTGGACAGAAGTCTTCAACAAAGACGTTGATGGCTGCGGTTCAGATCTGGATGAGTATGCACGTCGTCTGGTGATCTGTTCATTAACTTATGGCCATTGCCATACGTTGGTTGACTTTCCCGCTCCAACAGAAGCCCGAAGCCTTGCAGAAGAGCGTGCATTAAACCGTCGTCCATATTGGATTGAGGTTGATCCAACCAAAGTGTATGGCTGGCGTTTGGATCGTGAATCAAATTACGGCAACCTGACGCAAGTGCGTATTGGCGAAAAGGCTGTTGTCCCAGATGGTGAGTTCGGAGAAAAGGTGTATGACCAAATTCGTGTCATTGAGCCAGGTCGTTATCGCGTCTATCGGCAAGAAGAGCAAAAGAAAGCGATGCAAGGGAATTTCCCATACCCCTCTTCGTTTGACCAATCAGACGCTACGGCGGAGTTTGAGCTTGTTGAATCTGGGCCGTATTCACTTGATCAAGTCCCCCTGGTCACGATATACGCGAACAAGACGGACACGCTGACAAGCCGTCCACCGTTATTGGACATTGCTCATCTCAACCTTGCTCATTTTCAGCGCCAAGCTGACTTAATTCATAGTTTGCATATCGCATCACAACCGATGCTGGTGCTTGAGGGTTGGGACGATCAAACTAAGGATATGGCGGTAGGTGTGAATTATGCGATGGCGACACAGCCGGGAAACAAGGTCTATTACGTGGAGCCTGCCGCTAGTGCTTTTGAAGCGCAATCTGCGGAGATCCAAGAGTTACAGCAACAAATGGCGACGTTGGGCATCAGCACGCTTAGCCAACAAAAATTCGTAGCTGAATCAGCTGACGCACGACGGTTAGACCGTATCGACACAAATTCAATGTTGTCGATGGTTTCTATGGACCTGGAGTCAGGCTTGCAAAAGGCTTATAACCTGGCTGCTAATTATTTGGGTATTGAGCCGCCTGAAGTGAAGATTAGCCGTGACTTTGACCTTCAGCGTCTTATTGGTCAAGACATTACGGCGATGGCTCAGCTATTCCAAGACAACATTATTGATCGAGAAGAGTTCCGCGACATGTTGGTACAGGGTGAAATCCTGCCTACATCAGCTGAAGCGCAGGATCAATCGATAGAGGTACAGTAGGGGCATAACAGCTCTTATTCTCATGGGACTTCGTTTTGAAGAGATCAATCCTCCCAAAAAAGAGGGATCTTCAGCGTCTGCTGCGAAGAAAGAAACTAAAAAAGCTAAAAGCAGTAAAGTAGAAGAGTAAATTACTTTTCACAATGGAAGAACAAGTCATCCAGGAGACGCCCGTGGCGCCTTCTGAACAGCCCGTGGCTGAGACTGCGACTTCAACTCCCGCTGTAGACGTTTCAGCGTATGAGCAACAGATTCAAGCGTTAAAACTGCGTGCCAACGAAGCCGAGGAAAAGTTCCAAGGCGTCAAAGGCAAGCTTGATGATGTTTACAAAAAACAAGACGATCAACGCAGAAAAACGCTTGAAGACCAAGGCCAATGGAAAGACCTTTGGGAAGAAGCCAACAAGACCGCTCAAGATAAGCAACAACAAATTGCGGATCTAGAGCGTCAATTGCAAGAGCTTCGGGTTTCAAACGAAACTGCAGCGATGCAAACGTCTGCTTTGTCTGCAATTAGTCAGGCTGGAGCAATCAATGCTCAACAGATGCTGCAATTAGTGCAGAACGGTCTTAAGAAATCTGAAGATGGCAGCGTCAAAGTTCTTGACGGTGGCGTTGAGCAAGACCTAGGTGTTTACTTAGCCAAGCTAAAAAATCCTGGCTCTGGCTTTGAACATCACTTCAAGCCAAGCACTCAAGCTGGGATGGGAGCTAAGCCTTCAACAGGGACTGCAGGTGCTGCAGGCATCGCAAATCCTTGGCTAGAGGGTAGTATTAACTTAACAAAGCAAATGGCTTTGGATGCTTCCGACCCTGATCTTGCAGCTGTGCTCAGGAGAGAGGCCGGTAAGTAGTCCCAGTGGGACACCATCTCAAGTCCGTGACTTGAACCTCCGCAAACATTATCCCTGAATAAGAAATGGCTGCTCCATTTCAGAATTATTCCGGCGGTGTCCTACTAGCGGACATCGTCAAGAGGAATAATCTCAGCACTTA